CACTGGTAAAGCTGGATCAAATACATATACATTCTCTACTAACCAGAACCTTGTAGTTGAGGCTTCTGGAAATGGAGTCTTTAACGCAAGTAATGTAGAAATTTATGAAGGAACTCCTGTTACAGACACCTTCGTAATTAAGCCATCTGCAACTGTTGACAACCAGCAGTTTATTTTATCTAACCCTACCATCGATACTGAGTCATTAACCGTGGTGAGTATTGAAAATGGTGGTGCTAATGTTATCCCTTATTTACTATCGACAACTCTTTTAGACATTAAAGAAACCACTCCTGTGTATTTTTTACAGGGTTCTGATAATAGTCAATACCAGATAATTTTTGGTGACAATGTTGTGGGACGCAAGCCTCTTGACAACTCAGTAGTTTCTGTGAGTTACCTAGTGACGAATGGCCAGCTACCAAATGGCATTGCAATCTTCAGTCCTAATAGCACTATTGGTGGCGGCACAGTTACTGTAACTACTGTTTCTGCTGCTACCGGTGGTGACATTGCAGAAGATATTGAATCGATTCGTTTCAATGCTCCTCGGTATTATGCTACACAGGAAAGAGCTGTTACAACTACGGATTATGAAACTCTATTACAAGTAACATATCCTGAAATTCAAGCCTTATCGGTTTATGGTGGTGAGACTACAACTCCTCCTCAATATGGTAAAGTTATTATTTCTATGAAATTGTATAATTTTGATATTGTTCCTCCTTACAAAGTCAATGAATACACAGAGTTCTTAAAGGTTCGTGCACCACTAACTATTACTCCTGTGTTTATTGAACCAGAATACACATATGCAAGTGTTACTACCAATGTGAAGTATAATGTCAATCAGACAACGTTACAGCCAGCAGATATTTCTGCATATGTAACCACTGCTATTCAAAATTACAGCAGAGATAATCTTGAAGACTTCAAGTCCACTCTATTGTATTCTAAGTTAGTTTATGCAATCGATAATGCTCAGTCAACTATCATCAGTAATGAAACTGATTACACGGTGATGAAGAAGCTAATTCCATCGATGCAGGGTAATAAAAACTACCAGTTAAATTTCAAAATGGCTATTACTTCTAATCTTCCCCCAGCTGTAGCAAATCACGAAAGTAGAGATGAGCACGCTGTTCAAACTAGTAAATTCATTTATAATGGATTGCTTGTTAATATTGAAGATGATGGTAATGGTAATCTTCGTATCGTTGAAGAACGAAGCGATGGGTTACATCATACCGTAGTAGATACCGGCGTAGGTAATGTAAATTATGAAACTGGTACAATCAATATAACTAACTTCTATACTTCAAGCTACTTCGGTGATTCTATCCGAGTTTATATAATGCCAAGAAATAAAGATAATAGCACTAATGAAAATGTAATTTTTGAAATTCCCAATGATGAAATCAAGGTATCAGTACAGATCGTAAGACAGTAATGAGTGTATCAGAAAAAACTATTTCGAATCTAATTCAGAGTCAGTTTCCTGCATTCTATAATGAATCAGGTCCGACTCTAATTGCGTTTGTTCAAGCTTATTATGAATGGATGGAGCAAGAAGGAAATCCTATCTATCAGGCTCGTAATCTATTAGAGTATAATAGGATTGATTCTACTGTAGAAGAATTCTTAGTTCATTTTAGTAACACATACCTACAAGGTCTTCAGTTTGCTTCTGTTGCTGAAAAAAGATTAACCGTAAAGAAAATTCTTGATCTTTATAGAGCAAAGGGAAGCCTTCGCGCACTCAAGCTTCTATTTCAGTTAGTATTCAAAGAAGATATCGAGGTATATCTTCCAGCTACAGATATTTTAAAACCATCTGATGGTGTGTGGACAGTTCCTCAGTATTTGGAAATATCTAACACTTCTAGAAATAAAGAATTCGTTGGTAAACAGATTACTGGGTTCGCTTCAAAAGCGACTGGGTATGTGGACCGTCTTGTTCGTAAGAGAATTTCCTCCAAATATGTTGATTTATTCTTTGTAACCAATACCTCAGAAAATAATTTTAGAGTAGGAGAATTATTAACCTTTGATAATGATTTGTCCAAACCTTGCCCAAGTGTGCTAGGATCTTTAAATTCTCTACTTGTTTCTGATGGTGGCGCTGAGTTAGCAGTAGGTGAAATTGTATCTCTAACTTCTGATTATGGCAGGGGTGCAACAGCAAGGATTACCGAAATAGAAGATACTACAGGTGTTGTTAATTTTAAATTAGAACCAACAGTAGATAATCTTGGCAAATTAACAGGGTTTGCTGATGGCGGTGATGGTGGTTGGGGATTCAGTAAGCTTTATTCTAATGTGTTTATTTCTAATGCTGTAATCACTTATGCTAATGTTCAACTATCTGGAGCAAATGCATTTTTAAGTAAGTTTATTGGAGTATCATTTAATAGAGTTCCGATTACTCTTGCTGGTGTTGCGATTTCTAATACCACAGGTGGGTTTACTTGTACTGCTGCTAATGTTGCTATTTCTGATCGTGTTACAATCACCGGAACACTAGGTGGTACTGGTACTATTACTGGTTATACCACTGGAACTGAATATAAAATTGATACTGTTACTGGAGTTGCTCCAAACGTGACTGGATTTAAATTAAAAACTACTGCTAATGTCGCTATTGTTACTACTGCTGGTACACCAACTGGTCTAACATATACTGCTACATTAGCTCCTGTAACAGCTAATGCTTTCCTCTTTACCAATACAGCTATGGGTCTTATCAATCTATCAGATGGTATAACTAGTCGTTACAACAGAATATATACCTCTACAGGTAATGCTCAACTAGTAACTGTTTCCACTGGTAATTTCGCTAACATTGAAATAGGTACAGTGAACTCTACAGAAACTGTATTCAATTACACAGATATGGTTGGCGGTAATAATGTTTCTAATACTGCTTATCTAAGTCTAGCCTTAAACTCTACTGCTTATGGGTTCCCAAATTATCCTTTTTGTAATGTTTCGACGGGACAATTAGTTGATATTTTAAATTTACAGATTCTAGAAATAGGCGAAATTCAAAACATCATCAAAACTGGTGGCGGTATTGACTATGATACTGCTCCTTTCGTAGAAATTTATCAGCAGGGTATTGCGACACAAAATAAACAAGATCACATTATCAATATTGTAAATGTGTCTAAACCTTATATTGTCGGTGAAGTGATAACGCAAAATGTTACAACTACATCAGCACAGCAGTTAAATCTAACAGCGCCATCTGCCGCTTTCTCTGTTAATGAATATGTGTACCAAATCAACAGCACTCCAACAGGAACATATGTTGCTAATACTCAAAGCAATTTATTAAGAGCTAACACAGGAACTCCTGATTTTACCTCAGCCTTTACAGCTGGCCAAAAGCTGGTTATTAAAACAGGTGGTGTTAATAGTATTAGAGTTATTAACAATGTTGTCAATAGCACTGCACTTTATTTAAACACAAATACTGCTACTTCTAATGGGCAGTCGGCTGTCTTTATTGTTAAAAATGAAGGCATAATTGTAGGATTACCAACAAACACAGTTATCAATTTCGTAAATACCACAAGTTCTGCTTGGGTCACTACAGCTAATGTTTTTGGATTAACTTCTAACTCTACCTCTGCTGTAGCTAATGTTAATGGCTCAATATATGCTACTGCTATCGGAAAGATTAAAGTAGCAAACAGCACTCAGTTATCTGTTCGTCGTCAGTCTCTTCAAGACTTTTCTTCTGCTAATGGAGATTCTATTATAGGAAAATCTAGTGGCGCAACTTCTAATGCTAGTATCGTAACCATTGATACAACATCAGGGTTTGCTGGTGTTAACGCTAATGTTTCTGCCAATGTGGTTACTGCTAACGGTACAGTTTCAGCTTTATCTATAATAACTTCTGGGTATGGTTATGTTGAAGGAGAAATTCTACAGTTTGCGTCAACATCAAATGCACAACACGTAGGCAGTGTTAGATCGACCATTGGTCCTAAAGGTACTGCTGCTGGATTTTATTCCTCTACCAGAGGCTTTTTAAGTGAAGATAAATATATACAGGATGGTGATTATTACCAAACTTTCTCATATGAAATTAACTCGTCTATCGATGTAAGTAAATACTATGATATGGTTAAGGCTGTTGTCCATACTGCGGGTACAGCTCTATATGGTAAAGTTATAAAGAAGTCTACTATTGAAACCGCACTAGACATTAGTAATTCAGGCAATGGACCGATACAAGCATGACAACGACACAACTAGTCACAAACAACTATAGATTGATGAATGCCGAGAGTTTTATTAGCTCTGTTGGTACATCTTTCTATTATGCTTTTGCTGGATCAAGTAATCCTTGGACTGGCGGAACTGTTCCTGCACTTTATGATAATCCTGGCATTGTACAGTTCGATGCATATAACAATATGATTTTTGGTAAAAAGCTCCAGACCACAGACGTTTCTTTGATGATTAATTCTTATCAATGGATTTCTGGCACAGTATACGACATGTATGATGATCGGGATACTACCCTTTCAACTAAGCAGTTTTTCGTTTGGACGTTTGAAGGTTCTTTTTATTATGTTTGGAAATGCTTAAACAACAATAATGCTATAGAGTCTACATCGGAGCCACAGTTTAGTGATACTGGAGCGAGTGATATATATTATGAAACCGCCGATGGTTATCAGTGGAAATACATGTATAGATTTTCTCAATCGATTTATGCTAAATTCGCGACAGACCTTTATATCCCAGTAGTTCCTGACTCTAACGTAACAAGTAATGCTGTTTCAGGAGCAGTTGATGTTATTGTTCCGGTCAATGCTAATGGCATTATTGTAAGTTCAACAGGCAAGGGTTATGATAACTATTATGCAGGAAACTTGACCACTACTAGTGTTTCAAACATCAATACTCCATTAGTAACCTTAGATTCTGGTGCTTCTACAAGAAATGATTTTTATACTGGTTGTTTTTTCCGTATTACTCAAGGAACAGGTTCTGGTCAATATAAAGAAGTTACAGGTCACGTTTCTAATAATTCTGGCACATTCATTACATTGAGAACTAAATTAGACACTATTCCCGATAGCACATCAACATATACCATTTCTCCTGGTATTGTTGTTCGTGGTGCTGGGGATGATTATATCGATGAAAATGGAGCTGCTGATGCCAATATTCCTGCCAACAGAGTAGCAGCAATTGCCTTGATAAATGCTAACACAGGCAATAGCATTTATCGAGTTGAGATATTAGATCGTGCTGTTAATGTTATGTCTGCCGGGGCATATGTTAATGTTTCTTCTCAGGTAAATGTTACTGAAGATGCTATCTTCAAGGTTATCATCGGACCAAAGGGTGGTCATGGCGCGAATGTAGCAGCAGAGTTATATTCTTCTCATGTCGGTGTTAACGTAAACTTTGCCAATAATGAGAGTAACACTATTCCAGTGGTCAATTATGTCCAGACTGTAGGTTTGATTGCTAATCCATTATTCGCAAACGTAGCATTTACTACGACTGGTAATAATGGTGTGTTTCAAATAGGTGAAACTGTTACCCAGACTGTTGGAAGTAATAGTGCAAGTGCAGTAATTACCAGCATATCTCCTTTACAAGTAACCCGTGCAACTCCAGGCTGGGTTACATCAACAAACTCTACCGTAGGAACAATTATCGGCAGTACCTCTGCAGCTAATGCTCAGATTACAGCAATACAGATTTGCGATATCACTAAGGGGTTTGGAACCTTCCAGCAATTATATCGATATAATGGATATTATACTGGTATCCCATTCACTTCAAATGAAATTGTTTATCAGGGTGCCAATACTCCTCTAACGAATACCGCATTAACTCAAGCTGAAATAACTCTTGGATATAACACTTCTGCTCGATTCCATTCTAACAATGTAAATGGAACCACAGTTTATCTAACCTCTAAACTCGGTCGGATTAACTCTGCCAACACTCTTACTGGACTAGCAAGCGGTGCTATTTTTACTATAAATACAAAGAACGAACCGGATTTAATACCTGAAAGTGGTGATGTGCTGTACTTAGAAAACTTCGACGCTGTGACTAGATCTAATACTACTTCTGAAACAGTTAAATTAATTCTGTCCTATTAAATTAGAGGATAATAATGCCTATTCAAACCGACTTATCTGTAGCACCATATTTTGATAACTTTGATTCAACAAAGAACTATCAACAGGTTCTTTTCAAACCAGGCGTTGCCCTTCAGGTTAGAGAGCTTAACACTCTACAAACTACATTTCAGAATCAGATCGAAAAGTTTGGCGATAATATCTTCAGCAAAGGAACTATTGTAAGCGGTTGTAATTTTACATATTTATCAAATTATCCTTATGTTAAAGTTGTAAACGTTCAGAACGATGGCCAACCAGCCGACGTTGGAGCTTATGTTGGATTGTATGCTACTGCAGCAACTTCAAACCTCAAAGCTTATATCTTATCCTCTAATTCTGGTTTCGTTTCTCAGGCTCCAGATCTAAACACCCTGTTCGTTCGTTATATTAACTCTGGTAATACCGGAGCAGTTACTGCTTTCTCGCCCTCAGATTCACTAACCTTAACTGATGCAAATAATTCTATTTTCCAGGTAAATGTTCCAACTGGTGGCACTGGTTTAGGTTTAGCTAATACAGACTCAGTTGTGTTTATGTCTGCCTTAACTATCTCAGGAAATAGTGCAGTTTTTACTGCTGGTAATACAGTAAATGATCCAGTATCTGGTGCTCGTGCTGTTATCACAGAAGTTAATGCTACAGCTATTGCAAATACTCTATTAGTTAAGGTTCGTCCTTTTGCTAATGATATGGCAAATTCTTCATTAACAACTTCTAATAATTGGACATTCAATTCTGGCAACAGTGTTACTATTAACTATGGTAATGGCACATTAATTACAACAGCAACTATTGCTTCTGTTATCGGATCTGGTGCGACTGGGGTTCCCGTAACAGATGCTGTTGGTAAAATTATCACAGTTATAACTTCTGCCTCAGGTAATGGATATTTTATTGCTCCATATACCACAGTCAAAACCGCAAACAATTCAGCTACTATAACATCCATTATCGCTGATCCCATATCAGCATTAACTGCTCAAAATTTTAAAGCCCAAATAACAGTAGCTAATAATGCTCAGTCAGTATCTGCAAACGCTAGTATTCTTGATTACAACACTCCTCCTACTGGTATGGGTTATGCCTTCAGTGTTTCTGCTGGTACGATTTATCAAAAGGGGTATTTCCTTGATGTTCTACCGCAAACTGTTGTCGTTAGAAAATATGCAAATACCCCTGATGCAGTTTCAGTAGGATTTGATACTTCAGAAGCAATTATCAATAGTAATATTGATCAGTCTCTACTTGACAATGCTACAGGAACGTTTAATACTCAGGCTCCTGGTGCTGATAGACTTAAGTTGACACCAAATCTAGTTGTAGTCAATACTGCTGCAGCTGCTGGTAATACTCTATTCTTCCCCATCACATCCTTTACCGCTGGTTCTCCTTATCTTCAAAATCAGCAAACCCAATACAATATTATTGGTGATATGATTGCAACGCGGACAGCTGAAACTGATGGTGACTTCGTATTAGATCCTTTTGACGTTCAATTTAAAGCAGCAGCTGCAAACAATACTGCAAACGGCGCATTTGCTCAGGCTAATGTATTCACTTTAATTGTTGATCCAGGTCAAGCCTATATCTCTGGTTATCGTGTAAAGACATATGCTAATTTCTATGCTAACGTAAGACAAGGTACTGATGTAAGTAGCAGCAATGTCACTATCAATACCAGCTATGGCAATTATATTAATGTAAAAGAAATCGGTGGTGTATTCAACTTCACCACAGGCGATTATGTAACTCTTTATGATACTGCTAAGAACTATTATTCTAATACAACAAATTATCCAACAGGCAATACCTTACCTTCAGGTAATTCTATTGGTACAGCAAGAATTAGATCACTAGTTCCTGTGCCGAATTCTGGTACTCCCGGAAGCCCAACATATACTAGCAAGTTGTACATGTTTGACGTTAATATGACTGCTGGTTTTAACTTTGCAGATACTAAGAGCGTTTATTATAGCAACACAGTAACAGCTATCGCTGACGTGATACTATCAAATACAGCAACGCTAACTAACGTTGCTGTAGTTCAAAATGCTGCAACTTCAACTCTATTGTTTGCTGGTGGTGCAATTTCTACTAAGAATACTGCCAACCATAGTTTTACAGCTGGTGGTGTGTTTAGCACTAATAATGGTATTGTAATCAATACAGGTACAGGCGTAATTACTCTAACTACATCAGGAAGCAACACCTTCCCATACACTGCTAATGCTACATTAACTGATGCTGATCTAGCTAAACTAACTCTAACATTCCATTCTTCTAATGTTCAGTCTAATGCTGCAGTTATTACAACCACAACTTCTGCAAGCAATAATATTGTAATAGCTAATACAACTGCAGCATTAATTCCTGGCCAGTATCTCAAAATTACAACAACTGCTGCTGGTGACACGATTCGCAGAATTACCAATATTATTAATTCTACAGCTTTCCAAGTTGATGCTAATATAGCAGTTGCTAATGCTACACAAGCAGCATTCCTATTTTATCCTCAAAATGCACTAGTAACTCTTGCTAGTGGTTCAGCTAGTTTAAATTCTAATGGTGCAGTTTTAACAATTAGTCTTGGTGCTGCTATCAACTCGGTAGCTACAGCTAATGCTACTATTATTACTCCAGTTATTGCTACAAATAAAACGGTAACAAATAAAACTGCTAGAAGAAATACCACTGTTGCTCTTTGTTTATCAAATAATGCAGCTAATACTGTTGGTCCTTGGTCACTAGGTCATCCCGACATCTTTAGGTTGAAGAAGGTATATAAGGCTTCTAACAGTTCTATTATCTTATCTGGTGCAATGGTAACTGCTAACGTTGCTAATACTGACACTCTTCCCACAACTTGGACTGATGTGACAAACGACTTTTATGTTGATCATAGACAAAATCCAGACTTCTATGATACTGGTTCTCTATATCAGCATAATGATTCTGATTTAGTTCTTTCAACTGGCGATGCGTTACTAGTTCAGTTTGACCACTTCACTGGTACTGGCGGCGCATTATTCACCAAGTCTTCATATCCGGTTGATGACGCGCAGCCTTATGCTGTAGTTACTGCTGGTTCTAGCAACACAGTAAACACCTTAGAAATTCCTGAGATGTTTGATCCTCGCGGGAACTATTATGATCTAATAGATACTGTCGATTTCCGCCCTAGTGTAGCTAATACAGCTGTTCAAACTGCAGGTAATACTGCCTTATCAACAATCAATCCTACACCATTAAGTGCAACTGCTAAGTTTGGTTCTCTATCTTCTTATCAGTTCCCAATTGATGGCGAACATTATTCCTCCCACATAAACTATTATATGGGTAGAGCTGACAGAATTGTTATCGACAAAACTGCAGTAATTAAAGTTATTCAAGGAACTCCAGCAACTACAGGTATGGTTGCTCCTGCAACTCCAGACAATAATTTGAGCTTGAATGTATTGGTTATCCCACCATATCCTTCTATTCCACTTCAAAAAGATTTGAACTATACTCTAATAACTGACACTAAGATGGCCAGCGTTCAGAGGATGACTACTAATCGGTTGACCTCTCACATTATTGCTACACCAACAAATGCTAATACTAATATTTCAGTGGTTCAACCTTCTGGTTATACTATGGCACAAATCGCCACTCTTGAAAACAGAATTGCTTCTCTTGAATATGGTGCACAATTAAGTCAGTTAGAAAGAAGCGTAAGCAATCTAGGTATTCCATCCTCTATCAATGGTGCGATAAATAGATTTAAGTATGGTTTCTTCTCTGATGCCTTCACAAGTAATGCTTATAGCGATATAACAAATCCTGAGTATTCAGCTTCATGGGTAAACAATGAAATTGTTCCACCTAAGAAGAATATGAATATTGAATTCTCTTTCAATACTGCTAATGATACAACTGCTAACGCTGTATCAGGCAAATCAGCTCTTCTGCCTTATAATGAATCTTCTTTAATTAGTCAGGGTATTGCAACTACTGGTTTTAAACCCACCCCACCTATTGCCGAAATTATTGTACAAAGACCAACATCCAATACTGGTGGCACCGTCGTCATCGCCAACCCAATAGCAGGAACATTAATTTCCGCTAACTGCGTTGGTGTTGATTATTATGGATATTATGCTGA